AATTAGTAGAGGAAAGTCGATCTGTGATTTTGGCAATATCAATCGTGCCGTTTTTAATTCGCGCCGAATCAATATACAACTCGTTACCTTCCGCAATCATCACCGGCACGGCGGTTTTGCTGATGGCATTAAAAATAGAGAAACGATCAGCATTAAAAATGATGTCACTTGTCGAACCATCACTGGCTAATACCATCCCTGCGCCAACTCTCTTATCACCTTTTGTCTCAACTTTAATTGAGTACATCGAGTTAATTTTGCCTTCCGAATCCGCTATCGTCTCTCCCTGGGTCTTAACTTTACCCTTCAGTTCTCCGACCGTTATATCCAGGCCATCTACCTTCTCTACGCTAGCCTTTAATGTACCGTCGATTTCCTGCACATTGGCGTTCAGATCGCTCACTGCACTGGCCGTCGCTTTGGTCCCTAAATCAGCTTTCAGGCTTTTAAGCTCCCGGGTATTAGCCTCAATATTTCCTCCGTCAATTTTGACCTGTGTATTCAGGGCAATAAGTGCCGAAGCGTTCGCTGTATTTGCCACTTGATCGCTGACATCAATGCAAAATACATCATCTGCATACAGATAACCGGCCGACAGGCTGGAACGCAGGGAAATAGTCAGTGCAGCATCGGAGGACGGTTTATAGTCCCCAAAGATCTCCGTCCAGCCGGTTCCGATGCTGGTTGTTATCGGAATATCTTTCAGCGGCCCTGAGCTATTACGGATGCTGATTTTAGTATTACTGGCATTGCTGACCGCAAAGTCACCCGACTTGCGCACCCACGCGCCAATGCGGTATGTATGCCCCGCAATCAGGTTTACGTTCTGATCGCAGGCCGTAGAGCCGCTGGATGTCTTTGTCGCCTGGATAATGTACTTTCCGGACTTAGGGTTCTGCGCCGCCAGTATGCTCCAGCCTGAGTTCACCCATCCGTCAAAACTGCGCTCGAATGAGTTATTCGCCAGCATATTTCCCGGAATCGCTTTTGCTGCGTCGGCATCCGACTGAGTGGCCGCAATACTGTTATTCAGCGACGTGACGCTGCTGCTCTGGCTCTCCAGCTTTCCTTCAGCACTCGTCACCCGGTTGGTCAGAGCAGCCAACGCGGCGGCATCCGCTTTGTGATTAACGTTGTTAATGGTGGTAGTCAGGTCGTTCGTCAACTCCGTGATACTGCTACCCTGGCTAGTCAGCTTCCCTTCAGCGCTCGTCACACGCGTGGTCAGGCTACTGATGGCCCCGGCATTGGCTGCGATATTTACTTCATCTGTAACATCAACAAAATAGAAGTCGTCAAAATACTGCGCGCCAGACTTCAGGGAGGAGTAGATCGCCACATCGACCATCCCGTCTACCGTCGCCTTCCATGTTCCGGTCAATTCAATCCATGATGAACTGGTTGGAAGGTTCGCGGTGTTGAACTGGCGATCGTACAACAGGGACGACTGACCAATACGCAGTTTGTTATTACCCTGGTCACTCATGACCGAACCGCCCTGCGCACGGGCAAACACACCGATTTTATATGTGTTGCCTTTGACGACCGGTACTTTCTGAGAGATCCCGGCCAGGCCCACACCACACATCGCTATTTTGCTGCCGTAGTTGGGCGATTGTGCACTGATAACGGACCCGACGCTTCCCCATCCTGTGAAAGCCTCCTGGCCGCGTTCAAATGAACCGTTGGAAATCAGGTTGCCGGGAATTTTACCATCAGCAGCCAGGCTGGCCGTGGCATCATTCAGGGAGTTATTCAACTGCGTCAGGCTGCTACCCTGACTGGCCATCGTTTTGCCCTGTTCCGTCACGGTATTCTGGAGCGTCTGCAGAGCGGTAGCATCGGCTTTTTTGTTGACGTTGCCGTTTGTCGTATTCAGCCCGTTTTCCAGCATGGTGGTCCGGCTTCCGACACTCGTCAGGATATCACCCTGCTGAGAGACTTGTGTCGTCAGGGAATCAACAGCTGAGGCGGTCGCGTCTGCCGTGCTCTGCGCATTGTAAGCGTCGGTTACATCTGTAATAACCATGTCGTCGATAAACAGATTATAACCCGGCGTGTTGCTGCCGTTCGCCCCGCGCGTAGAGATCCAAACAACGGCACGGGTTGCACCTTTCGCGGTGGCTTTTGCATACCCGGAAAATTTAACCCATTTGTCACGACCGGCCAGCGCTGTTTCGCTGACATTAGCAGCTCCCAGCCATGAGTTTGCGCCCGCATCATTTTGCACGTTGAGGCCGACCACGGTGACCCAGCCGCCTGAGGGGGTTTCACCGGATGGCATCATCGCCCAGAACTCAACCCTGAATACTGCCGCGTCGCGAATGGCAAGGCGTGAACCGATTAGATCGTCGCTATTACCGGTAGTGTTCGGTGCACGCGTCACGCGCATGCATTTGCCGCCCGAGTAGCTGACTCCGCTAATAACTCGCGCAGACCCACCCAGGTTCTGATTAACATCATAAGTTTCAAACGTTCCGTCCAGCCACGGATTTGAGCCTTTGCGGGCGTTAATATTTAGCGTGCTGTTCAGGCTGGTAATGCTGTCAGCCTGGCTGTTGATATCCTTTTCAGTCTGCGTTACACGATTAGATAACGCGTTTAATGCAGTAGCATCAGCCTTCTTATTAACATTCGCATTGGTGGTTGACAGATCATTCTGCAGCTTTGTAATAGCCGTCCCCTGAGAAGTCATTCCCGCCTCAGCACTGGTCACCCGTGTTGTCAAATCACTGACTGCGCTGGCGTTGGCCGAACCCACGGTTTCATCGGTAACGTCATAAACGGCAATGCTGTCGACGGCAACAACTGTCGCGGACGGATATACATAAAAAGCAATCCTTGCGTCTGTGGTGGTGGCCGGCAACGCGGGTATATCTACCGTCAGCGTTTCAAAACCATCCTTTCTGGTTACAACAGCCTGCGTCTGGGTGTAAGTACCAGCGGTCTTCGAATTAAAGATGCGGCATAAAATCCCACCTGAACCTGAGATTAATTTTGCACGTACTTTAAAACGGAACCGGCGTGATGAACTTACCGGGAACCATTTAGCGTTATTCGACATTAATCCAGGATTACTTGCGTCACCCGTATGCGTGATTATCACACCGGGAGCACCCTCCCCGTTTGATGCTCCCCACACAATGCGCCCGGCATTCTGCAGATTCCACGCATTTAATTGGTTTCTGAAATCATAGTTTTCAACCAGATTCTCACCGGTATCGCGAGCGCTATCGAGTGAAGCTTCTAGCTGGGTAATACTGTCACTTTGACTCGTCAGCTTCTCTTCAGCTTCAGTAACACGGTTGCCTAACGAAGCGACGGCTGAAGCATCGGCTTTTTTCGCGATATTCTGGTCGGCAGTGGCAAGTCCGTTTTGCAGTTTTGTGATGGACTGACTCTGGCTCTCAAGCTTTCCTTCAGCGCTACTGGCCCGGTTTGTCAGGTTGCTGATGGCGGTGGCGCTGACCGCAATATTGGTTTCATCAGTCACGTCTACCAGATAGAAATCATCAAAATACTGCTCTCCCGTCGCCAGCAGCACCATGAGCGAGACGTCAAGGACTGCGGTTTTCGTGGCTTTCCATGTGCCCGAAATTTCCTGCCAGACAGAACTCGTGGGCAGCGTCGCGGGGTTAAACTGAACCTCCTTCAGTGGCCCGTCAGAATCGCCAATACGCAGCTTATTATTGCCAGCGGTGCCTGACGGCATTGTTGTTCCACCTGAAACACGCGTGAAGATACCTATTTTGTAGGTGCGATCTTTGGTAAACGAAATCTTCTGAAGCAACGAGACGACACTGCTGCCTGGAACCACTTTAAGAATTTGGGTACCACTATGCGGCGAAGAAGCTGTGAGTATTGACGTCGCTGATTGCCAGCCGCTGTAACCATCTTTACCTCGTTCAAAAGACGGATTCGTTAACAGATTTCCGACTATCGCCCGGGAAGCATCGGCATCAGCTTTTGTGGCATCAACAGCCGCGACAGTTTCCTTCAGGCTGTTATCCAGCTTCGTCAGACTGCTGCCCTGGCTGGTCAGCGTCTTGCCCTGTTCGGTGACTGTGTTCTGCAACAATTGCAGCGCGCTCGCATCCGCTTTTTTACTGACGCTGGCATTCGTCGTTGACAGACCGTTTTCCAGCGCCGTGGTCCGGCTACCGATGCTGCTCAGCGTATCGCCCTGCACAGAGACTGTTGTCGTCAGGGAGTCCACCGCTTTTGCTGTTGCATCAGCGGTTTTCTGTGCACTCTGCGCTGCAGTAACGTTGCGCAGATGCCAGTCTGCCGCATACCAGACCGTACCAAAGGGTGAACTCTGATTAACCTGCAGGAAGGGACGCATAAAATTCATATCGGCCGGCACCGTAAAGCGCCATGTCACGCGTTTCCACGCTGCGGTGACTTTGGTATTCCCGCCGGAAAGTCTCGCTTTGATACCACCTGTCGCTGAAGTGGCATTAGCGATATAGAGATTAAAATCCGCCTGTCCGGTTCCGCAAGCAACCACCGCCGACATCTCGAAAACATCACCCGGAGTCACCGCAACATTGTTGATTTTAGGTACATGGTCGCGACCGGCCAGGCGAACCACATACGCAAACGGGCAATCTACAGGTACACCCGCATCAGTGGCTGAAACGACGTCATAACCCATGCGGTCGTAGGAAGGTTCAAGCGCCGGGTTAGGAATATAATCATCCCCTGCAGCTTTTGCAGCACCAATCGCGCTGGTCAGGGAAGTAATATTACCATTCGCTGCAGTCAGGCCGCTTTCCGTCTTCTCCACTCGTCCGGTCAGTGACGTCAGGGCGCTTTGATCCGCCTTTTTACTTACGGTGGCGTTGGTCGTTGTCAGATCATTCTGTAGCTTTGCGATCGCCTGGCTCTGGCTGACCAGTTTCCCTTCCGCCGAGTCGACCCGGCTGGTCAGGTCTGTTACCGCCGATGCATTCGCTTTCTTTGACACCCCGGTCGATGAAAAGACGTCGACTTTACGGATATACAGACGTGCACTGTTTGACGGTGTCCAGCCCCCGGCGGCAAATCGCAGATAAACGTAACGCCCGGTAAAATTGGCAGGAATGGTCAGTTCCACGGTTTTCGTCTGCCAGCTGGTCGTTACCCCACTCAGCCACGGCGATATAGACGATAACCAGGCGATCGGATTGCCTAAATCCGCTATCACACCGACGGTGTCAGACGATACGCTGTTAACCGTTTCCGAAGTCCGGTACTCAAAAGAGACCGTGAGAGTCAGTCCGGCCTCAACGGGGATACGCGTGACGTTGGCGACGCGAATGGAGCCAGTCGTGGTTTTCAGGGCTTTTTCACCCGAATCATAAGTGAACGCCGAGCCGGTACCGGAGTTCTCCCAGAACGACAGATCCACATCCATGCCGCCGTTGCTAATCAGACTCCCTTCAGCCAGGGTGTTTTTCAGCATCGTCAGCTGGCCAGACTGTGTGGTCAGGTTGCCTTCCGTCGCGGATACCCGGTTGGTTAACGCCGTGACCGCGCTCGCATCGGCCTTTTTACTGACGTTTGAATTGGTTATCGTCAGGTCGTTCTGCAGTTTAGCGATCGCGCTGCCCTGGCTGGTCAGCGTTTTATCCTGCTGGCTGACAGTAGACTGCAGACCTGTGATGGCGTTGCTGTTTGCGGCCACGCCCGATTCCGTTTTCCCGACGCGGTTAGACAGCGAGGTCAGCGTATTTCCCTGGCTGGTTAACGTGGTGCCCTGCTGTTCAACCTTTTGCGTGAGGGACTGGAGCGCGGTTGCATCGGCTTTTTTACCCAGACTGGTTTCCAGGCCGCTAATTTTGCTGGCCTGTGCGCTTTGTGTGGTCGACAGGGAACTCAGCTCCTCCGCGACCGAGGATTTATTGTCGTTGAACTGCGTCTGCAGCGATTCTCTGGCCGTCACCTCTGCTTTATCGGCGGTGATACGGGCATTCATCTCCTGATACAGCAGGCCGGAACGCAGGTCTGCAAGGCTGTTACTGTCAGAGGTTCCCCTGATCTGCGCCGCCAGTGTGGAACGTTTCAGCGCCTCTACCTCATCCGCCTGCGTCCGCGCCATCTCCTCATTACGCAGGGCCGCCGTACTTGCTGCCGGCGCCGGGCGCCCAACGGATATCCAGTGGATCAGAAAATAGTTGTCGGCATTCTGCCCCTGGGCCAGATCGAGACGAAAACGGCGAACCGTGCCGGACGCGTTCCAGTTCACGTCGGAAATGGCCACCACGCTGATACCCTCGCCATCAAACTCCTGCTCGGCGATAGTCACCGAGCGGGCATCACTCCAGCCGGTTTCCTCTGTACCAATCCAGTAAAGCCGCCCTTTCCATGCCGGATTACCCACGCGCTTAATACGCAGCATGACGGTGCGATAGGAGGAACCCGGGATTTTTTGCCCGTTTGGCGAACGGCAGGAGGCCGTGCTGTTCGATGCTTTCAGCCAGCCTTCGTCCGTGATTTGCATCGGCACCTGACCGGCATCGTCCTCGGTCCACCCTTCATTGTCTTTATCGAAGTACCAGATACTGAACGAATCAAACTGCTGCCCACTACCGGCAGAGATTTCAGCGATCTGACGCGCCAGTGACTCGTCGCCATCCTGAATAATTGTCTGCAGATTATCAATGCTGGCCAGCCGCTCATTTTTTTCATTCAGCAACTGGTCTGCCGCCTGCGCCGCTTTCGCGTTGACGTCCGCAATGCGGTCAGCGGTCTCCTGTTTTACCGCTTTATCCCAGCCCGTATTTGCCTGAGCAATGGACTGTTTCAGGCCGTTTTCAACCGTCTGCAGTTGGGATTTTAACGCCGAGTCCCCCGCTGTCAGGGCTTTATTGACGTCTGCTATCTGCTGGTCGACGGAAGTATTAATATCACTCACAGCATCGTTGATGCTTTTGTTTACTGTCGAGATGGCGTCATTGAGGGTCTGATTAACGAGGTCAATATTCTCTGTCATCGACTTATTGACCGACGCTATCTGCCCATCAACCTGCTTACGGACCCCCCCAGCGGTCTCATTAATGCTCTGGTTTATTTCGTTAACCTGCTGCTCGACCTCTTCACGGATGGCATCAGCGGTTTCCGTCAGCGTTTTGTGGGTTTCCTCCATATCCCGCTGAGATTCTTGCCAGGCTTCGGTGTCCTTAATTGCGTCGGTCAGCTTGTCGTAATACTCCCCGATATCGTCGCTGGCCATCCCCTGCACCCAGACGGTCCACGGACTTTCGTTACCAAGGCGATCGACAATGCGTGCCCGGTACCAGAACGTCGCCGCAATCTGCAGGCCCATCTGCTGATACGAGTTTCCCGGATACGTTACGTCAGAAAGCGCCATCGCGCCGTTGCCGGTTGGATTTGGGCTGTACTGCAGCTCGGTTTTTTGCGTATCGCCACTTCCTTCCGGGAACGCCCAGTTTAGTTGAACGCCATGCAGAAGGGATGTTGTAGTCAGCGAAACAGGTGCCGAAGGCAGGCCGATTTTGCCGGTCAACGTTTTCTCTTGCGAATATGCCCAGCCGCTCGACACTTCCGCGGCATTGATAGCGCGCACCCTTACGATGTATCGGCCGGCATAAATTCCGCTGACATCAAACGAGGCAACGGAACTCCGGGGCACGTTTATCCAGTTGCCTTCATTGCGGCGCCACTGTGCTTCATAAGCAATGGCATTCTTTACTGCCGTCCAGTGCACCTGCAGCGTTTCAACGCTAATCCCCTGATTAACCACGGAATAAGACTCAACAACGATATTAGCTGGCGCGCTTTGCTTCCCTGGAGGAATAACGCTGATTGGTCGACTATCAATAATCGCACCGGAATCAATCCTGGCGTATTTATCCGGATCGTGAGCAGCTGCGGAAATTGTAAAGGTGCTATCGTTATTATCTTTAACACCCACAACACGATATTGCTGGACCCTCAGAGAGTCAGACTCAATGGCCCATACGCATTCCGGTTCTGGTCTTTCGGCATATTCAGCGGTGACGGTGACGACGTGTCCATCGACGCTCTCAATGGTTCGGCCTTGCGTCCCCCCCGATGGCAGGTTCAATAACAGACGGTCCCCGGCTTTCGCTTCCGTTTTACGATCGAGCGTAATAACGCAGCCATCCACTTCGCGAGTACGGCCACCGTTGACTTTTCCCGCCAGCATTTCGTCCGCCACCGCAATGATATAGCCGGGTTGTGGAATATTACCGTCCAGTCCGACTGAAAAAGTCACTACGCGATCTTTATTGTTGGTCAGAATTCCCCAACGCCCTTTACGGTTGGCCTCCGACTGACGGGTACAGCCAATTGCCGTAAGTTCAAGCTGATTAAATCCATAGCGGGCGACCAGCGGCTGCTCAAAAACCGGCTCCATCGCATCCGCATACTCATTCTCTGGATCAGACCATGAGACGAGCGCGTTGGTATAGCGCGTTTTGCTACTGCTGCTGGCATAGTGAAAACGACCATTGATGACGTTAGCCCTGGTATAGGTGTAATCAATATCACGAGGCATATCCGCCAGAGCAATCACCTGATCGCCACTCCAGCAGGTCATGCCACGGAAAATGGCCGCAAAATCGCGTAACACCGTATAGGCATCGTTGCGATCCTGAACATAGACGTTACATAAATAGCGCGGCTCGGTACCCTCCCCACCTTTACCATCGGGGACGGGTTCATCGCAATATCGTGCTACCTGATACAACGTCCATTTATCAATATTTTCTGAGGTAAGACGATTCCCCAGGCCAAAACGATCGCTGACGATCAGATCGTAAAAAATCCAGGCCGGGTTATCCGTCCACGCCCATTTGAATGCTCCGGTCCAGATGCCTGAATATTGGCGGGTCTCCGGGTCATAGTTATCAGGAACGCGGATCACCCGCCCGCGAGGACTGCAGGCAATTTTTGGAATAGAGCCATTAAACTGACGAGAGTCAAATTCAACGTAAAGCAGGGCAGTGTTGGGATAGCGTAGTTTTGCATCAAGCACCTCAGCATAACTTTGCAGCATCATAACATCGCCAGTTTTTGAGGTATTTGCGTCTTCCGTGACTTTACGCAGGCGCAAAACCCAACCCGTCGTCGCCCGGGGTAGATCAATGCGGTGGCATCGTTCATAACCGGAAGTGGTCTTTCCGCTTACCGCACTCTCCAGCATCGTCTGCCAGCTACCACCATCGGTTTGCAAATCAACGGCATAGCTGACGGCGTTCCCTACCAGATCGCCATTATCTTCCTGTTTAAGTAAAGATGGCCATTTTAAGCGCAGGCGAACGGCGGAAAGCTGGGTGTTACTAAAAGAGCGGGACCAGGCCGTTTTGCTGGAGACTTCCACCCCTACGTTAATTTCATTTTCTGAACCGGGGATCCCCTGAATGTAATTCTGTGCCTGAGTTCCCGGTCGAAACTCCCAGGCGACGCCGCTAAAATTTTGCGAGCCGTCGGAATTTTCCAGCGGCGTACCATCAAGGTAAATATCTTTTGCGGTAAGCGCACCGGCAAATTCACCCTCGCCCAGCGCAATGAGAATTTTTGCTTTCGCAACAGACTGTAAATCATCAGGCTGTTCCGTTGGGGTACGCGGGCTTGAACTCCCGCCCTTACAACCTTTAATGAGATGCTGTGTCATAGATATTTTGTCCATAAAAAAACCACCTCAAAGGTGGTCTGAAATGAGAGAAGCCGGATATTTTACTGCTGGTCTTCTACATAAATTCCCGCTGAAATAATTGCCCCGCCGATAAGCCGCTTGCCGTATAACAACGGTACCGGATATCCCTGTGCGGTGGTGTTCGTGACCCCGCCAAATGCGTAGGAGGCTTTATTTTCAGGAGATTGTTGACTGGCTAAACCTGGAACCTGAGGAGAGAGCATCTGAAGAACACCGCCAAGTACCATTGAGGCCCCCAGCATTGCGGCACTACCCCACCCGGAGCCGGCGGCAATCGCGGCGAATATCCCTCCAGCGCCCATAGTGGCGATTGAAGCGACCGCGATCAATGCAACACCTAATATCGTCTGTAGTACGCCAGCTTTTTTACTACCAATAACGACAGGAACAATTCGTATTACTTTATCGTTGATGGGAAAAGGAATATCATCCGCGCTAATATTTTTCTTGCCTTTAAAAACAGCATAGGTTAACCCCATAGCTTTGCTGTTGTTCATGAATTTTTCAAATCCATTGATAGTACAACATAAAGCCCTTATCGCTTCAGATGCCGTTGCCACCATCCGACAATGAGATTTGCCAAATTTCTTACCAAGAATACCGCCCAACTCTATTCTGACCATATGTTCTTGCATAAATACTCCATCTGCAGCAGACATTACGAATAAATCATAAGCATCTATTCCGCCATTGATAATATCGCACACTAAGTTGACTCGAGAGAAAGTCCAGCCCTCTGATGTTGCATCACATTCACTTGCTAAGGCATTTAATATCGGGTGATTTAAAATTCCAACGCCTTTCAGATTTTCTCATTATTCAACGCATTATCATTAATATGATAGCGCAAAACTTTCACCGTTCTTTCCTGCCAGTATCCCCCATACGGCACTCGCTGGCTTAAATGACCATACAGGTGATGCAGCAGCATATTTCCCTCAAGGAGAATACCCGCATGATTCCACTTATTTGCCTGTACCTGCATGATAATCATATCTCCCGGCTGCGGCGGGCCATCAAACTCGCGAAAGCCACATTGATACCAACAATCATGATAAAAGTTATCAGGGTAGCCATCTTCCCACCACGGATAATCCACACGATAATCCGTCAACTCAACATTATGCTGCTGGCGAAAATAGCTCATTACCAGTCCCCAGCAATCATAATGGCCAAGCACGAACGGACGTTCCAGCAGCGGCAATTCTCCTCGCGGATAAATGGTACGAAAATCGCCTTCCGGCCAGCTGAAAATATGCCAGGGTAACAACATCGCGTCACACTGAGCCTTATCCAGCTCGCTTGGCTGGGTCGTCGCGTCGGGGTGACTGTGGACGATCCCCGTTACGGTGCCCCAATCCTCTACCCGTGCATAATCCTCCGGCGCAAGAACAAAATGCTCCTGGGGGTCATCGGCAATATTACGACAGGGGAAATAGCGCTCTACCCGCCCCCTTTGGGCAATCGCACCGCAGCATTCTCGAGGATATTGCTCCTGAGCATGCACCTGAATAGCCCTGATAACTTTCTGGCGCATGTTAACTCCGAATTAAAGACGTGCCGGGAAAACCACCAAAAGGCAGCTCATTGTCTTCACCAAAGCGTAATTTACAGGCCGACAAAGTGCCGTTACAAACATCCAGCGCCGGATCGGTAACAGGTGTATTATTGTTATCAAAATATCGCTGGCCTGTATAATCACAACCATCGCCGCTGCGGTATTTATTCCTGATACACCAGGTACAGATAGAATGCAGCTGACGCGTTGGGATCATTATTCCTTGCAAATCCATTGGACTGGAAAGAGTGAACTCAATCGCTTCATTGGTCTCCTCACTTTTGGCATCAATAAAGAAGACTTTTCGTTTTTCCTGAGTGGGGTCGGCTCTCGCATTACCTTCAGGGAAATTACGTGCGTCGAGATATTTTGCCAGCGTATCGTGAATGGTGACTTTCGCCTGAACCAGGTCATCGTAATACAAGCACAGCGCGGTAATCGAAGCATCAATATTTGCCACCTTCAGCGATGGTTGCGCGTCCCGACCGCTGGTAGAGGATTCAATCCCGTCAATAATACAAGGCCATGGCATATACTCATTGCCCTGCCACCAAATGGATTTTGCAGGCAAACGCGTTTCGTCCCCTCCAGCAGCCTGGATTTCAGCTTCGCTATGGGCGATACTGTGCCCGTGGAAATATAAGACATCATCCATGCCAAAGACGCTGCCATCAATTTCCAGTAAACGTATTTCACTCCCGGGTTCAAGTTTTTGATAATCAGCTGTAATCATGGTGCATATGCCTGGTTAAATGTAGCGGTTACCGTCATTACTTGACTCGATAATGGCGAAAGTTTTAGTGAATCGGCGCTAACACGATAAAGCCCGGATTCCCCCGCAGGGGTATCCCAGATAAACGACTTCGTTACATGACGCCGCATAAATTCAAGCACGGCTAATATCTCTTCCTTTTCTCCGGTCAAGGTCACTGGCCAGCTTTGTTTTTCAAAATGTAGACCATCGCCGACGACCTGCTGATATCCGTCGCCAAAACGAGCCTCGCGAACGGTGAAATTAAAATCCCCCTGCAAACCCGCTTGTATTTGCGTTCGCCAGGTAAAGGTTTCTATTGTCATATTTTCTCCGGGAATCAAAAAATTAACGTGCGTGGTTTGCATTCCAGATAAGGCCACCAGGCCTCAATTCATTTGCCACACCAGCGCGAACGGAACGGTCTATCGTCTGCTGCCAGGCGCGATTTAACGCGCCGTTATTGTCGGCCGCCTGCGGTTCTGAGCCCTGATTCTGAATAAGTACTGAGGTCTGAATGGTCAGTGGCCCTGCGCCAGAAGAACCCAGTCCCTGCATTGATGCCGTTCCCACATAGCCGCCGCCCGCATACCCCTGCGCACCGCGCATCATGGCGTAAAGGTTGCCAATCCCTATCGCCGAGGTCGCCTCTTTGGTAAAAACAAATTCGCCGCCATGAACAATCCCTCTCGGCTCATATTTACCCCCGTCTCCGGTATAGCCGCCCTCGGAGTGGCCCGTGAAAACTTTACCGATGGATGCTACCCAGCCAATGCCAGAATTCGACATCGCGTTAAAGGAAGCCTGCATGGCTTTTACCAACAATAATTGGCTAAGCATCTTCAGCGTCCCTTTCAGAAAGGTCATCAGGAAATCACTAAAATTCGCCTTTCCTGTGGTTATATATTCCACCAGCGAGTTTCCCATTGAGCTGAAGGCGTCTTTAGCTAAATCCTTAAGCTTGCCATGAACGTTTTCTCCATCCTTAAGGAATTTATCCCACGCCTCTTTGGCTCCTGCCATTAAACCGCCGAGCCAATCGCTCTTCCCCCCTTTTTCCGTATCATCGTCAGAACGCTCTTCCATATTTGCGCCTGGGCGAAAAACTTTTGGCGTATAACCCAGTTCTTCTTTTGGAGGACTACCCATTCCTGCCAGTGAATCCCAGTAATTTTTAGAGCCTGACGTTATATTGTAGGTCTCATCCTCAGATTTCTTTACCATATCCTGAAGTATGGGCCCCATTCTGGCTGGAGGAAGGGGTAACGTCTGCATTAACCTTTTCAGGCCATCCGTATGCTTTTTCTGGATATCTGTTGCGGCACGAAAAGTCTTATTAAACTCTTCACTTTTACGGCTGGCGACAGTTACTTTCTGTTGATATTTATCCAGAAGCTGATTGCTTTTTTCCAGTTCACTGTTATTCATGCGCAGTGTTATTGTTGTATCACCCGCCATTGATTATCTCCTGAAAGAATAAACCAACTACTTATCTGGTTTACATTGATTAATAATGTGAACATACTTCTGCTAAAACCCAGGCTAGTTCTGTAGTTTATTCAGGATATTCAAGGCTACCCGTTCCATTACCTGAATATCGTTTATTGCGGTTACCTCATCAGCTATATCATAAACCCTCATGAGCCATGCGAGGACACTGTAGTCCAGCCCGATAACCCCTCCTGGACTGGTGCGCCACTGCGTGCTGGCCGCGCGAAAGACTACAAACGCAGGCCAGATATCGGGCCAGACGTTGATGACAACATCGTCATAGTCTTCGGCTGTCAGACCGAATGCGCTTAGCTCATCCGCTGATGGTTCAGGCGTATAGAATGCAGAGGCAACCGCAATCAGTTTTTTTCGCGATTTCCCGTCAGCTCCTGATAATAAGTAGCCATTATTGCTTTAACGGCCCCCGGATAGTTATCTACCAGCACGCCTATATTTTCTCGCGTACAGGGTTCAGATAATGCCCAGCCGTCGACGATCTCCAGTAAGAAATCACAGACCGTTTTTTCGTCAATATCTTCTAGCTCTGCCAGTTCTTTTATTGGCCGATGCTTAAACGTAAAATTCAGCACTCCGTCTTCTTCACCGGCACGAGGAATAGCAACATCAGCTTTAAAAACAGGGTTAGGTTGTAATTTGAAAATAGCGCTCATAAATACCCTTAAAAAAGGCTCCCGCAGGAGCCCAGTTGAATTTAATTTATGTTCCACAGAGAAGGAGAACGATTAATCTTCCGATTTGTAGAAAGTAATATCCCGAGAGTGAATGGAGAACGCGACTTGTACGGTTTCAACGCTATTCACCGCGGTCACTGGTTGCGGATCAAATGACGGAACGCCAGACCAATAGCGATACTCCTTCGCATTAGGCACAAACATGCGTAGCGGTAACACCTGACCGGCTTTGTTGAATAAATCGAACTTTTGCTGAGTTGAAGGATCAGATCACGCATCTTCCCGACAACGCAGACCG